CGAGTGCGAGAACCCCGACGATGAAAAACATGACAACATAGTTGCATTCCGTGGTTTCATCGATTACGGGCTGAGCCTTCACAACCTTCTTCTCTGGTACTTTTTCGAAATTTTCATCCACGACTTCCCGCTTTCGGAAATTCGTAGGGATTTCGAGTGGGTCATCGAAATCTATAGGGGCATACCCTATCATTTACTCTATGTTTACAAATTAATTTCAACCTTCTTCTTACGTCCACGCTTAGCCTTCGCCGCTGGCATTTTAACTTCCTTTACTTCATCATCACCTTCATCCACAGCCCCACCTTCTGACACAATGTCAGATATATCGTCACCGTCATCGGGAACATCGGGGGTATACTCGACGGTTTTCTGCATGGGTGTCGTGTTCATGGGTGGTGTTGGGGGCATCATAATACCTCCCATCAAACTGGAAATGTCGAGTCCGGGTCCCTTCATCTCATATTTTTCACCGCTGGACGCCGGGGGGGATGTCTGGTTACCATTGGCCATGGTATTTTGAACCGCACTCATCATGTTATTTACCAAATCGGGATTTTGTTTCATGACATCATTCATATTTGGCATGACCTGTTTGAACATACTGTTCGTGAGATGGAACATCATCGCACTTCCACCAAGCATCATGATGAGCTTGACTTCGGGGGCGATATTCATCTTCGTGCGGTATTTCACAAAAAGTTCTTCAAACACTTCATCGTAATCATCCTGTGTCTCCATGACATTTTCAGACCAACCTTCGAGTTGAATATCGAATGGGTTATACCGTTTGTTCAAGAACTCTAAGCCAGTGACACACGCAATCAACATACGTCGAGAGAATTTAACAGATTTATCAACTTCGATACTGTACGTAATGCGTTTCACTTCTGTTCGGAGTTCATCCACGGGTGAATACGCATTCAGACGCTTGTTCACGTTAAACCCTCGCTTCTCTAAACGCCCGAGTTTGTTTACGAGGTCAGACTTCTCCTCGTCGATCGTCTTATAACCAGGTGAAGGAGTATCTTCAGGTGGTTCCATTGGACCATAGTCCATACTGGGGCCATTATCATATGGAGTTTCATCTACGTATTCTCCATGATCAACGGGCTCTTCCATCCGAGGGGGTGCTGGAATATTTTGCTTTACTGGATTCGCGAATGCGTCAACATCTTCTTGAAACCCCATTGTAGGTTGAGGTTCGCGACCTTGCATTCTTTGTATGGTAGGTGGTGCGACTGTCCGTGGTCGTGTAAAATCCAATTGTATTTCATCCATCATGGCTTGTTCGTTATCACTTAACTTCATGACAGAGGTATCCCCTCTGTCCAGAATAATTTCACCGTCCATTACTCTGTATAATGAAACTAATCTTTTCTCTTTAACGCACTTAATAAAAAAATGTCAGTACATAGTACATGAAACTCGATAAAACTAATCGGTCGACACTCAAAGCTATCGCTATCACGATCATATTGATTTTGATCATCGCTGCATTATCGAAAGGTACGGTGAGTATGTACCAGCCCAAATCTATCAAGATCCAGCCTGTATCGGAGGAACCCTTCACTGGTCTTAAAAGCAGTGCGGAATGTCTGAATGACAGTGTATACTCGACGAGCCTCGGTGGTGTGTGCGGTGGTCAGAAACTCGTCCGCGACCACGCGAACTACAAAATCGTCGATTAGAAATATAGCCAACACTTCCCATTTCCAGTTAAATTTATACCGAATTTTTAAGTGGATAATTTCTGTGTGTATTATAAATGGCTCTCATTACAGCGCCTCAGCCGACCATCCCCGACTTTGAACATGAATATCACACGGTCATCGTAGATACTTTCGATCAACCATCTTCTCAGTATTCCAATGGAATAAACGCCCTTTTACCCACACCCCTGGAAAATGTTATCCAGGTTGAATTACTTGCTGCTCGGTTCAAGGGTATCGATGCGAATACCGAACTTATTCACGTTTCGATTGATGAGTTGAAAAATACATTCTTCCAACGCGCGAAGAAAGATTTAGATGTTAGTGGCCACAATAGTATAAACGGATCTTTCGGTTCGATCGTCACAACCGGAAACACAACACTTACTTTTAAGAATGAATACCCTATCTCTCAACAATATTTGACACCCATTCGTAAACTCGATAGGTTAAATGTGAAACTGTACAAGCAAGATGCTGTCGATATTTTGGCTACTGCTCAAGTGTTTTTGGTGTTTAATTTTGTATGCAAGAAAAGAAACTTGATGTGATCGTTTCAGGGCGTTACGTGTATACAATTTAAAAAATACCATTATTATAATAAGTATGTCATCCGGAATCGTACAGCTCATAGCGGTCGGCGCTCAAGATGAACATATTATCGGAGACCCTGAAATATCGTTTTTCACGTCGACGTTCAAACGACACTCTAACTTTTCCCAGTCTCTAGAGAAACAAACAATACAAGGGGCTGTGAAAAATAATTCCATGTCATCTATCCGGTTCGAACGAAACGGTGATTTACTCGGGTATACATACTTTACGCTCGATAATAACACTAACTCTGTTGATATTCAGGATTGGGGTAGGGTAATTGATAAGGTTGAGCTTCTCATCGGTGGACAAGTTATCGATGTCCAGGATCACGATTTCACTGAAAAGATCGCTATCGATACATACGCACAAAATGTCACTAAAAGTTCTAACGGTACACACCCCGGTGCGAGCGCCCGGTCATATTTCTACCCACTTCGCTTCTTCTTCTGTGAAGGTCCTCAGTCAGCGATACCACTCGTAGCTTTACAGTACCATACAGTCGATTTGCGAATTTATTGGGGTCCCGAAGCGAGTAATTATAACGTAGAAGCGTATGCAAACTATTACTATCTCGATAACGAAGAGCGGGGTATGATGACTTCACGTAAACATGATATTCTCATCACACAGGTACAGAAAAACATCCCATCCGGTGAACTCGTACAAGAACTCACGTTCAATCACCCAGTCAAGTATATCGCATGCTCCAATACAAATTCAGAAAGTACACTCACATCAATTGATAATAAGATTAAGATGAGCATTAATGGTACTGATATAGGGGCGTATAAATTTGCGAAACCACATTACGTCGATATCATGAGTTATTACCATACAAACTTCGTGACGTCACCCGATTTCTTCCTTCATTGTTTCTGTCTAAACACGAGCTCACTTCAACCGTCAGGTTCGCTCAACTTCAGTCGTTTAGATTCGGTTAAGATACATAGTGAGACGAAACCGTTAATCGACCCCATATATGGTGTAAACTATAACATTCTCAGGGTGAATAACGGTATGGCAGGGCTCATGTACGCGAATTAAAATGCGACACTATATTAATGCCGAAGAACTTGAGTACTGTCGGTGGTGCCACGAAACTTCGGTTCGGTAAGAACTGTCGAGAAGATCAGGCGGAAAACTCGATCGTATTCAATGCGAGTGAAGAGAAAATAGATGCGACTGGTGCGAGTGGCGTGTACATCACTCCACTCGAATTAGCGTCTGAATTTGCTGGTGTCGGCACGGATGATACGACCAATACATTCGTCGCGTACAATCAAAGTACGCATCAACTTTTTAGGACACAAGTCCCTTTATCTATTTCAGCACTTTCATCTACCGGTGGTGAAGATGGGGATCTAACTGTAACAGGAAACCTCGTCGTATATGGAAACGTAACGTCAACGGGTACGGTCGCGAACCTTCATGTGACTAATACGACAATCAAAGATGGCCTCGTCGAAATCGGTACGAATAATACCGATTTAGCTAAGTTTGATCTGGGGCACATCTTCAATCGCGGACCCAATGGTTCGAACGTCGCCGTAGCATATGATGCGAGCGCTACGGAACTCGTTATCGGTTACACGGATGATAGCGCGATGGAGGTGACACAGGTCACGGTCAATGATTCTGAAACCATGAATGTTCACGTGTACGGTAAATTGTACGCAAACTCGAACATCGGGGCTGCGAATACAGCACCTGTACACACACTTTCGGTGGGTACGAAGTGCTTCATCGAAGGTGACGGAAACCATTCAAACGTTATCGAAGCACGCGGCAATACGTACACGACCGGGAACGTATACGTAGAAGGCGGTCTCATCACGAATACGGGTGGTGTCACTAAAAAGACATACAGTCACCAGGGTACGTACACCCCGGGCGCCTCAGTCGCAGATGCGACACTCACGTTGACGTTTTCGCAACACGCATTTTACGCTAAAATTGTCGCACAACTCCTCGATGATGTCGATACAGAGGTGAGTACGATGACCCTGGACATAGCCGGTGGTGAACGTGGTGGTGACGCCACCCCGTTAGCTATTGCGATGGGACCCATGTCTATTTTTGGAAATACAAACACAAACCCGTGGAGTTCTGCAGTGACCGTAGCACCCACTACAGTTGCCATTAAACCCTCCTTAGCTATGTCTTCACCTGGTAATTACACGATTTTCGTCGAATACATTTCCCGTAATACAGCCGGTGAACTTACGAGTTTGACCGTGGGTACTGGTTCGGCTATCCCATTCGGATACTAATACTCTCTCCAAATGACCTGTTCGTCATTTGCAAAGATGTTTTTTATATAAGCTAACTATAGATGGCGCATACGAACGTCCAGTTAGTTTCAGGAAACCTCACCACAGGTGGAGATGATCCTACGTTTTTCATCGATCGGGTTAATAACAAAGTTGGAATAGGAGATGTACCTGACACGAGTGGTGACGATTCGTCAAACGTTTTACAAGTTAATGGGAGTGTACTCGCCACGGTATATCACGGAGGTGGGGAATTTCTGACAGGTATTGAAAGATCACAATGGTTACACAATATAAACGATGCCAATAAAATTTATTATAACGGTGGAAATGTTGGCATCGGTGTCACTGATCCAGGTACAGCCCTAGATGTAAATGGAACTGTCACAGCTACTTCCTTTAGTGGTATACAGGCGGCGGACGTACCAAATATATCCGCGAGTAAGATAACGGATGGTACAATCGATGCATCAAGGTTCAATCTCACGGATATTCTAAACACTACGAGCGTAACGTCTTCTGCGAGTACCGGAGCAGTGGGTGTGAATGTAACGAATACGACAGATGGTGTGAACTTAGCATTTACAATTCCACAAGGTCCTCCTGGTCCTATTGGCGCAACCTCGACGGTGGCTGGCCCCCCTGGTCCTATTGGCGCAGCCTCGACGGTGGCTGGCCCCCCTGGTCCTCCTGGCGCAGCCTCGACGGTGGCTGGCCCCCCTGGTCCCCCTGGCGCAGCCTCGACGGTGGCTGGTCCTCCTGGCGCAGCCTCGACGGTGGCTGGCCCCCCTGGTCCTCCTGGCCCCACGGGGGCTGGTCTCAATTCGAGTGGCGTGTTGGATATCAGTAAAAACGGAGAGGTGGCGAAGTTTCAACCTGCGACATCTGGGTCATACACCCTCGTCAATTTCAACTCGAATGTGAATAGTGGAAGCGACAAGGGGTTCATCTTAGTCCAAGACGAGAGTGCCCATTCATATGGTTCTTCGACTGAAGATTTACGCATGACGATAGGCGTTCATAACGATTTCAGACAAAGCACTGCTCACTCCGATGAACTCTGGCTACAAGGTGGTGGTCGTCTGTGCTATAATGTCGGTTCGTGGGACAGCGAACTCAACACCATCATAGGTACTCCTGGTGTCGGTACAGCATACGACGGTCCCGTACACGAATGGAGGCTGTCCAACACTACGAAGATGACGATGAACAATAATGGTCTCTATTTGAACGAGGGATGGTTTAGAACTTACGGAAATCGGGGGTGGTACAATCAGACTTATGCAGGAGGATGGTACATGATTGATACTACATATGTAAGGTCTTACAATAATAAGGTGATTTATACTGGTGGTGCTATACTGGCAGGTGGGAATGTGACGGCTTATTCAGATATTCGACGTAAGAAAGATTTATTAAAAATTGACAATGCACTTGATAAAGTTGAACAATTAACTGGATACACGTATACGAATAAATTAGACAATAAACGGTACACAGGTTTAATAGCTCAA